CGATCAAGATGGTGTCCCCGATTGTGGTCGGGTTTGCCACCCCGTTCGCGGTCGATGCCGTGAAGCGAGGATCGGCGTTGGTCGATAAGGCTCCGACCTATGCCAAGCAGGGTCTTGCTATTGCTATCGCCTCCCTCGGCACTGCCCTCACCGCCGTCCTCGGCGTGGATGTCCCCGCTGATCTGGCGGCATGGGACGGCGAAGTGGTGAAGGCGATGGTCGCAGGCTTCCTCGCCATTGCCATCAAGCAGCACAAGCAGTTGAAGAAGGCCAAGTAGTTACATGGCCTCCCCGGCGTGGCAGCGGAAGGAAGGGCAAAATCCAGACGGGGGACTTAACGCCGCCGGTCGCGCTTCGCTGCGGGCGGCTGGCAAAGATATCAAACCGCCTGTCAAAGCAGCGGAAGCGGCCAAAAGCCCAACGTCTGCCAAACGACGGATCGCGTTTTGTAAGCGGAGTGCTGGGCAGAAGAAGATGTGGCCTAAAGCAGCAGCAGACCCAGAGAGCCGTCTAAACAAAGCAAGGCGTCAATGGGATTGCTAACGTGTACACGGTGCAAAACAGAAAAACCAGCAAACGCTGAATTTTTCCCATTGCACAACAAAAAACATAACGGGCTAGATTCATGGTGCCGTCAATGCCGTCGTGAGTACAAGCGTGGGAAAGTGTTGCCAAAAGGTGTTTCTGATAAAACGCGGGGATACGAAGCTCGCGCTTTGTTAGAATGCGTAATTTGCGGTGAACCAAAAGATGAAAGGTTTGCCGTAGACCATGACCACAGCACAGGACACGTACGCGGCGGTTTATGCATGAGGTGCAACATGGGGCTCGGGCATTTTCGAGATAACCCAGAACTTCTTCGCTTTGCTGCATTGTACCTTGAGGGTCGTTGCGCTTGCGGAGAGTGTCAGCCGTATTGGGGAGGAGAAGCAGAAGTGGAAGACAAAAACACTGATATGTTCTTCCCGATATGGGCATGAAAGCCAAGCTGACCAGTGCAGCAACGGCCCGTGACCCAGATTCGCGGATTAACAAGTCACTTCGTGCATGGGACTGCAACTAACGTCAGGAGATAACGATGTCTGTTGGAAACTTGCTCAAAAGCACGACGACCGTTGCCGCTGCACAAGACGCCGCCACCATCTCTGGCTTGCCCAGTGTGGGATCGGTCGGCATCCAGATCACGGGCACCTTCTCCGCCACGATCACGTTTGAAGGCACGGTCGATGGCGCAACCTACGTCGCCCTCAACTGTCTTCCCAGCAACAGCGGGACAGCGGCCTCGACGGCGACAGCGGTGGGTGCCTTTACGGTGTCGTCTGGCGGGTATGCGGCGATTCGGGCACGGTGTTCGGCCTACACTTCTGGCTCGCCTGTGCTGACTGTCCGCTACGTCGGATCGTGACCGAATTCTTCCTCCGTCTCCTGTGGCCGCTGGTACTGGTCTACGGCATCTACCGATGCTGTGCCACCGCCTCGCTGTTTGCCCCGCTACGGGATACGAGTCCGGTGGAAGAAGACCCGTATACGGTCCATGTGCCTGAAGATTTGGTGGCCGTCGTGTTGCAGTACACCGATAGCTGGGCGCAAGAAGATGTGATGAAGTCTATCCGTGAAAAGTACGCCACGTTGCGGGACTGGAACGCAGTCCGCTCGGCCTTTGGTGTTGGGAGGATTGACGCATGACGGGACCGATGTTCTTTGACGACAACGACCCGATGGGGTTGTTGGCTGACGGCACCGCGACCGTCCCCTCCCTCGACGGCCCGATCCTCGAAACGGAGATGCTTCGGGCGATGGAAGGGTTGTCCAACGACCCGCTTGGCCCGAACGAGAAGGTCGCGCCCAACCCGCCGTCGAACAACACCAACACCGCCGCCGAAAACGATGCCAGCTTGCAGCGGGCGTTGTACGGGTACGACTTTCCCGGCGCGGATGGGCAAGACGACATCGACCCGTCTGCGTGGTCGTCGTGGTGCCGTGGCTTGTGGGAGGGTCGGCGTGATGCGGTGCAGATGCACCTCCACCTCGTCGAACGCAATCGCCTGTTCCGTGCAGGGCAGCAGTGGATTTCGGCCAACGGCATGGGTCCGTGGCGGGAACCGGCCCGTCCGCGTGATGCGGCCCGTGTGGTGTACAACATGGTCGATAAAGCGTTGGATCAGCGGTTGCAGATTCTGATGGATCAGAAGCCCGGCTTCTCCGTCACGCCCGTCACGCAAGACCCCGAAGATCGTCGGAAGGCGCAAGCCCAACAGATGGCGCTGGAGTACCAGTATGAGCAGCAAGAGATGCAGCGTATGGCGAGGGAAGCCAGTTTCTGGGCGCAAACGGACGGCATTTCCTTCTGGCACGAGTACTGGGACCCGAATCGTGGACCGTGGGACGAGCGCATGGGTGATCTTGCTGGGCAGAAGAAGCCCATGGGCGATATTGGCTGTCAAACGCTTCGGGTGGAGCAGGTTCGTGTCTCGCCTAACGCGACCGCGACCCAGCGCCCACACTGGGTCATCATTCGTGAGGTGATTTCTCGGAGTGAGGCGGCGTATCGGTATGGCGTGACGGGATTGGACGCCGCCAACACGATGCTGTCCACCAGCAACGGCCCGACGTACAGCGGCAGTGAAGGGATTGGCGCATGGGTGCTGTCGCAGACCACGATTGGCGAAGGCCAGCGGTTGCGGGATGAGGATGTGACGGAACGGTTCACGGTCTATCTCCAGCCGCACCCCGATGTGCTGCCCGAAGGCTTGCAGATGGTGGTCGTTGGCGATGAAGTCGTGTTCGGACCCTCACCCCTTATGTGGAACACGATTCCACTGGTCCCAGTACGCGACGGTTCCAGCGACCCCAGTTACTATCCGCGCCCCGTCATGGAGCAATGGATAGATCACCAGATGCGGATCAATGCGTTGTTGTCCAAGTGGGTCGAGAACATCCGCGTCAACGCGGGTGGGCGATTCCTGACACGGCCCAACGCCATTGCGACCGAAACGTTCATGGGTGGCGTGACCTCCATGATCGAAATTCGTGGCGCAGGTCCGATGTCGGACAGCATCCAGCCTGTCAACGGGTTTAGTGTGGGCAACGATGTCAAAGAAGCCCTCGCGTTGGAAAAGGGGGCGTTTGAAAACGCCTCGGGCTACAACGCGGTTAGCCGTGGACAGGTGACGGGCGAATCGGGCCGTGCCATCATTGCCAGCCGTGAACAGTTGGAGCGGGTCTTTAGCCCCGGCGTCAATGCTTTGGCAATGGCCTTCACCGACTGGGGCAAAATCACGCTGGCAGGGATGTCGTGGGGCTACGATATGCCCCGCTCGCTTGGCGCAGTTGGCAAGGGTCGTCCCGACCTCGCCCGTGCCGTGTCGGCGTCGGACTTTGACGGACAGAGCGATGTGAAGGTCGAAGCCTCGTCGATGATGCCGATGCCGCTGGCGTTCCGTATGTATATGCTGGACAACTGGCTGCAAACGGGCGTGATCGACATGAAGGAATACCGTCGTCGCCAGATGTTTGCCGTGGCAGGGGACATCTCCACGCCAGACTCGGATCAAGAAGCACGGGCAAAGCGGGTGGCAGACGCTATTCGGATGCAGACGCCCGTGCCCGAGATGCGGTGGCAGGACAACGAAGCAATTCACCAAGATGTGCTGGAACGCGAGTTACTGCTCCAAGACGACGTAGAACCGTCCGTCATTGCCGCTGCACAAGAGCGGTGGGTAGCACTAGCAAATCAAGCGCAGCAGAAACAGGGAGGGGGAGGAGAAGAAGGACCGCCTCCGATGGCCCCTCCCGCTGGGGCTGGCCCAGCAAGCGGACCCCCCGCAGCCAGTGTACCAAATATCACACCGGGACAGTTACCGCTTGCCAGTGGCAATCCGCCGATTGGGGTCACCAACCTACTCCAACAGAGTTTGGCTGGCATTCCAGAGGCAGAACAGGCCGCACAGCAAGCTGACATCTTATCCCGACAGCAATAGGATCGTAGCATGGACCTCGGTGAAGCAATTTCCAGTGCCGTCGCCTCCGCCCTCCCACCACAGCAAGACACGGCTGTGGCTGAGGATGCCGAAGAGACACTGGCTCCAGATGCAGCAGACGATGGCGGAGAAGCAGTAGAGGACGCTGGGGAATCAGAAGACCTTGGCGATCAGCCCAATATGCCAGAAGGTTATGTGGCCGTTCCAACGGTCATGGATGATCTGGCAACGGAGTTCTCACTCCACGATGCAGATGGAGAGGTCGAAGTCCCGAACTTGATGGTTGAGTACAAGGCCAACGGGAAGATGCGGAGTGACCGCTTGGATCAGGTGGTCAAGCTGGCCCAGTGGGGCGTGTACAACCAAGATCGGGAGCAGAAGGTCCAGCAGGTTGAGCAGGCTGCTCAACAGGTCCATCAAGAGCGCGAACAACTCGCGGCCTTGCTGTCGGAACGAGAAGAGCAGATTGAAAAGCTGTTGATGGACGACGATTTCTTATTGGCTGTACGCGATGCGTATGGCGAACAGAACTCGCCGGAAAACAGGGCCGCTCGCGCAGAACAACAGGTGCAGGACATTCGTGTGCAGCACCAGATGTCGGCGATTGCGGAGAAAGGCCAAGTATTCTACGAGAACGAAATAGCGCCAGCCCTTGATATGATTGCCAAGGCACTGCCGTCTGTTCCCGTCGAAGAGTTGGCCGAGAAGTTTCAGATGGCGATGTATGCGCACGTTGAACGCGCTCCCAACGGAGAGGCGTATGTTCCAGCGTCACGCTACGATGCGATCCGACAGTACATCCTCGACGATTTGGCCGTATGGGCACAAGCGCAGCATGGTCGCCGCTCACCGTCAACCACCTCTGCCCCGCAACGGGAAACACAGAAGGCGTTGGCAGAACGGGACAAGGCTCGCATTGAGTCACAGAAGGCCAAACGTGCCGTAGGACAAAAGACCCTTCCCGTTGGCAATGCAGGCAAGCCGTCCGGCAAGCCGAAAGCTCCAGCGGGCAACACGATAGACGATGCCGTGGCCAGTGCGCTGAGTACGGCGTTGTCGTCATTCCGTTAATACTTTCTAAGAGGTGACCCGTGGCTAACCCCACTCTGATTACGGATGCCGAACTAACCGGCCTCCTGAAGAACGTGTACTCGCAGTTTCGTGAGAAGGTGCAGAACCTTGTCACCCCTCTCCTCGCGCAGTTGGAGAAGGGCCGCTCTGGTGGCCCCCGCAATATGCGTTGGGGCGGTAACAACGTGTTCTTCGACGTGGTGACTGGCCGCCCGGCTGGCGCGACGTTCTCGGCCTCTGGCTACTTCCCGCCCGACACGACGGCGACTGAAGTGCAGGCCAATGTCGGTATCGTCCGTGCCTACACCACCCGTCAGGTTGACGGTCTGGCGTTCGTCGGAACGCAGTCCAAGGATGCGGCCTTCACGACCATCGCCAGCAAGACGATGGAAGAAATCAAGGACGCTTCGATGCTCCTCATGCAGCAGGCGCTGCATAACAAGGCCGATGGTGTGGTGGCGTTGATCGGTACCGTGACTAGCACGACCGTTATCATCGTTTCCTCGCCCTACGGCATTGCCAGCTCGGGTCAGGGTTCGTTGCTGTTGTCGGTGGGCGACTACATTGCCGTCCTCGACACGTCCTCGTCTGACGCGGTGCTGGGTCGTGCGGCCATCACGGCCATCACGAACAGCGGCGACAACGCCACGCTGACCATCGGCACGGCCATTTCGAGCATGGCGGCGACGGACAAGATCGTGAAGGCGACCGCGAGCGATACGTCGTTCAACGGCGCGATGAACGGTTTGATCAGCATCACGAACCGCGCCAATGCGTATCCGTCGCTGCACAACATTAGCAATGCGACGTACAGCATTTGGGATGCCACCCGCATGGTCGCGGGCACGGACACGCCTGATGCTACGCAGCCGACCGAATCGGACATCTGGGACTTGATCCAGAAGATCGCTGGTCGTTCTGGCAAGGATGCCAACGTGAAGCCCAAGGACTTCCTCCTCATGACCACCCCCGGTCTGGCGAAGAAGCTCATGGAGTCGATGGTCGCTCAGCGTCGCTTCACTGCTGGCGAGTTCGGCACCACGATCAAGGGTGGCTACAAGGCCATTGAAATCTGTGGTATCCCGTGCGTGACGGACTACTACGTCCCGGCTGGCACGATCTACCTCCTGCACATCCCGTCCCTGTCGTGGGTGGATGCCAAGGATTGGGGCTTCGTGGAGTTTGAGGGCGCGGGTCCGTGGCGTTGGCTCTCTGGGCGCGATGCGTTTGAGACGACGTATGGCTGGTACGGTAACCTTGCTTGCTTGGCGCGTAATGCGCACGGCTCGATCACGGGGTACACGGACACGGCTCGTTACAGCCACATCTAAAGTCGCGGTGGGGGGTGGTAGCACTTCGGCTGCTGCCCCCCATTGGGATCAACTTGGAGACTTCTAGATGGCCTACAACTTTTTTGCTCCAAAGCCGGGTCGCCTTGGGACGCTGCCTGTTCCGCTGACCAGTGGCCGTTTGAACACGGGCACACTGGCGGCTGGCACGGACAACCACAACATTGGCGGGTTCCCTGCCAAGGTGTATGTCAATCGGGCGACCTCCTGTGCGGGGACGTTCCCGACCGCCGCCACGTCGTGTGTCGTCACGCTGTTCAAGATGACGGGCGCAACGGCGGTGGCCTTGACGGCTGGCTTGGACATCAACACGCAGACGGCAGACACGCCGTTGCAGTTTGTGTTCCTGACCTCGACCACGGACGCCCAGCGGACGTTGACCACGGCGGACAGCCTTCGCGTGGCGATGGTGACCGTGGGTTCTGTGACCGTGCAGCCCGACGATGTGACGGTGGTCGTCGAACTGCTGGTGCAAGAGTAGCATGAACAAGCCCGTGATTCTGGTGAATCCTGCGGGCATCCCCGAGCCGTCGCCTGAGATTCAGCGGCGGCTTCGGGAGGTGCATAGCGGACTGAAGTTGCGGCTGATGGACACAGGAGTGCCTACATGGTCTGTGTGCATGGAGTGGCAACCCGATGACCGCCGATGGGAGTGGGTGCAGCGCGAGAGCTACGACGCACGAATGGCCTATGACATCATTGGCTATCTGCCGCTGGGATGTAGCCCCGACGAAGCCCCGTCATATTTAAGCAAGATGGTCCGTACCTTCCCGCGAGAAGACATCCAGCGGTTGACCGACTCCGTGGAGAACTACAACACGGGGATGATGTCTGCGGCGATGGACAGCGCCATTGGGGAAGTGCTGGATAGTGCCGATCCGTCTACCATGCGGCGTGGCCGTGGACGCCCTCGTAAAGTGAGCTAAGGAGAAGTATGGCAACCGTCACCCTTGGGCAGTTGGTCACCGATACCCGCGAGTACATGGATGCGGTTGGCTCGACACGGTGGTCAGACGACACAATCAAACTCGTCCTGAACAACGTCTTTGACAGCGAGTGGTCCAACATCCTGAACGCTGCGCCATACTATCGGTTTGCGATTCGTCAGGTCAGCACGGATGTCAACGGCCAGTTTGCGTTTACCACGCTGGATAGCGGGTCTGGCGATACGCAGCAGAACTTCTACCGTATGCTGTCCGTCAGCGACGGCAACGTGCTGTACGGGCAGACACGGTATCAAGATGTGCCGCTAGCGACGACGAGCAACTACCTGCCGACCTACCCCCGCCTGTATTACATCGCGGGGCAGGCGGTACAGGCGTTGCCCGTGGCATCGGCGCTGGGGCTGTATGTCGGCGTGAACTACAAGCCCACGGCTATTGCTGATCTGGTAGGTGACGCCAGTATCATTGACTATCCTGCCAACGCGCATCTGGTGTTGGTGTGGCAGGCGGCTGCTCTCCTCCTCCTCAAGGGTGGCACGGAAGCGGCGGCAGCAGCCAACCTGAAGGCGATGGCCGACGATGACCGCAAGTCGCTCCTCGACGACATTCGCCGCATGACGATCAACCCGACGATGATGGCCTATCCAGACGTGAAGTATGACTGGAGTGGCGGCTGATGGCGCAGGGGCGCGAGAAGGTTGTTGACGAGCAGCCACGGTTTGATGGCGGACTGAACAGCGTGTCGGACGATGCGGCGGTCCAGCCTAATCAGGTCCGCACGTCAACAAACGGACGACTCACGGACTATGGGGCCATCAGCAAGCGGGGTGGCACCCGCCGCACGTCCGCTGTGTTAGCCGCCCAACCGATTACGGGCGGCTTTACATGGACAAAAGATGATGGCAGTCGTCCCGTGTTGGCCGTGTGCAACGGCAAGCTGTTTACCTCGACGTTCAACACGACCACATGGACGTGGACGGAACAGACGGGGGCGCTGGCGTCCAACACCACGTCGTACTTTGTCACGTTCCGCGACGGGACGGGCAACGATGTCGTCTACATCGCGGACGGTGGCCTCCTGAACAAGTGGAACGGCACCGCCCTTTCGACCAACATCGCTAGTACGCCAAGCTGCTCGTCTCTTGCGGTCTATAACGAACGGTTGTGGAGTACTGGCGACTCCGCCTATCCCGACAGCATCTTCTACTCTGACCTCAACAACGGCGATACGCTGGGCATTGGGGCGTCAGGGGGCGGGCAAATCGTTGTCCGCACGTTTGGACAAGAGCAGGTGGTCGGCCTTGCGTCCATCAATACGTCGTTGCTGATCTTCCACCAGCGTGGTGTCTCGCGGGTAACGGGCTACGGGCAGGACGATCTAACGGTTGCTCCGCAGGCGGTCAGCGCGGACGTGGGCACGATTGCCAAGAATAGCATCGTGGCCAACGACAACATTGCATACTTTATCTCAGAGCGGGGATTGTACCGCTGCAACGAGGCAGAAGTCTCGCCAGTCGCCACCTCGCAACAGCCTGACCCGATCCTGCCTATTATTCGGCAACTCACGTCGTCAGAGTTTGACAAGATAAATTGTCTGGTGAATCGGGCCACCAAGGAGTTGTGGATCACCATCCCCAGCTTTGGGTGCTATCAGTACAACACGTTGCTGCAAACATGGTCTGGCCCGTGGGATACGGGCTATGTGTCACCAGACACGTCGTACCTGTTTGAAGGGATCAACGGCTCCGGTCTTCCGATTGCCTTGCGGGGCGATGCGTCTGGATTTGTGAGCGTGTGCGATGCGCCGGGTCTCTTTCTGGACAACGTGGCCAGTAATGGGACAGGCGGCACCCGCTATGCCATGTCCATCCAGATGCACCGACTGTACTGTGGGGACGACGCGCTAGCCAAGGCCCTGCGGTGGGGATACATCACGGCCCAGTTGAATGGATCAGACCAGACCCGTATCCAGTGGAACACGGGCGAGTCTTTTGGATCATACAGCCTTCCCGCGACGTATAGCTCAACGTGGGGTGACCCCAGTACCACATGGGGAACAGGGACGTGGGGTGGTGCAGGCAGTGTGAGTTACCGTATTCCGATGGGTGGGACTGGGTACTATATCGACGTAACCATCATTGACTCTGGCGAGTCCCAGCCAGTGTTTAGCCGATTCCAGTTAGAAGCGTTCGCGCTAGGACGGAGATAGCTTATGGCAGAAACAGTCGCACAGCATAGTGTCGCCACGTTTACCACGCCAGTTAACGGCACGTCACCAATCGACGCCACCACCGTCCGTGGAAACGACAATACCCTGCGGGTTGGGTATAACGATCACGACGCCGACCCCGGCGTTCATCTCCAGTCCTCCCTCCTTGCCTCTCGCCCTGCGGCGGGAGACTCTGGGCGCAAGTGGCTGACCACCGATGTCGCCGCCCTCAAGGTGTACTTTGACACGGGATCAGCGTGGTCGGAGATCAGCTACCTCCCGCTCTCGGGCGGCACGGTGGCGGGCAACGTCAGCATCACGGGCACACTGGGCGTCACTGGGGTCTTGACGGCAACGGGTGGCGTGGTGGGCAACGTGACGGGCAACGCCAGCACGGCCACCGCGTTGCAGACCGCCCGAGCGATCAACGGCGTCAATTTTGATGGCACCGCTGCTATCACCGTCACGGCTGCGGCAGGGACGCTGACGGGTGCGACCCTTGCTAGTAATGTGTTGGCCTCCAGCTTGACCAGCGTAGGCACCCTTGCTGCGCTGACGGTAACGGCCCCCATCACGGGCAGTGTGACGGGTAGTTCGGGCAGCACAACAGGCAACGCGGCTACTGCCACGGCGTTGCAAACGGCACGAACGATCAATGGCACCAGCTTTGACGGAACGGCCAACGTCACCGTGACGGCAGCAGCGGGCACACTGACTGGGGCAACGCTCGCGTCAAACGTGCTGGCGTCCAGTCTAACCAGCGTTGGGACATTGGCGGCATTGACCGTCACGGCCCCGATTACGGGCAGTGTGACCGGATCAAGCGGAAGCGCCACGGGCAACGCCGCAACGGCCACAGCACTGGCAACGGCGCGGACGATCAACGGGACCAGCTTTAATGGAACCGCTAACATCACGGTCACCGCTGCCGCTGGCACCCTGACAGGCTCGACGCTGGCCTCTGGGGTGACGGCCTCTAGCTTGACCAGTGTGGGCACCCTGTCGTCGGTGGCGGTGAGTGGGACGACGGCGTTAAACAGTGTGACGTACACATGGCCTGCGGCGGACGGCACGAACGGCTACGTTTTGTCTACCAACGGGACTGGCACTCTGTCGTGGGCGGCGGGTGGTGGTGGTGGTGGTGGGACAACCACGAACAGCCTGACCGCAGGCACTTACCTGACGGGTAGCCCGTTCAACGGAAGCGCAGCCATTACGTTTGCCGTTGATGCCACCGATGCCAACACGGCCAGCAAGGTCGTCGCACGGGATGCGTCAGGCAACTTTAGTGCTGGCACCATAACGGCAACCTTGAGTGGCGCAGCCCCCGCTGGCTCCCTAAGCGGGAGTACGCTGGCGTCTGGTGTCACAGCATCTAGTCTCACCAGCGTTGGGACGCTCGCCACGCTGACCGTGACAGCGGATATTGTAGGGAGCGTGACGGGCAGCAGTGGCTCGACTACGGGCAATGCGGCGACGGCAACGGCGTTGGCAACTTCGCGCAACATCAACGGCACGGCGTTTAACGGTACCGCAAACATTACGGTGACGGCTGACGCCAGCACGTTGACCAGCGCGACACTGGCGAGCGGTGTTACGGCGTCGAGCCTAACAAGCGTCGGATCGCTGGCGGCGTTGACGATGGCCGGTACCGTGTCGATGGCTGACAACGTGATCGGGCGTCCACGGTTTACCGACTACGCCGAGACGTACACGACGCCAGCGATTAGCGGTGGCGTGCTGACGCTCAACATTGAGAACGGCAACGTGTTCCGCGTCTCGCGTAACGCCAACATCTCAACGCTGACGATCAGCAACCCGTCAGGCACGGGCAATGCCTGTTCGTTCACGCTGATCTTTGACGCCAACGGGACGAGCTACACGGTGACGTATCCAGCAGCGGTCAAGTGGCCGGGCGGGACAGCGCCGACGATCACGACCACGGCCAGCCGCTCTGATATGTTCGTGTTCTACACCAACAACGCGGGCACGACATGGTACGCCATGACTGCCGCGCAAAACTTCGTGACGGCGTAACCGATGCTCGCAGATCGAATGAGGATGGCGGCAACGCCAAAGGCAACGCAAGGGCAGCAAGCCTACACGACGGCGGGGACGTACACGTTCACCGTCCCTGCTGGGGTGACGAGCATTTCGATGGTGTGCATTGGTGGAGGAGCGAGCTTGCAATCATCAACTGTAACGGGTGGCTCGCTATCATACACCAACAATGTCACCGTATCATCTGGGACTAATTGCACTGTTGTTGTTGGAGCTAGAGGAGCTAGTAACAACAGCGGTGCAAACTCATCGCTTGCTATCGGAGGTACAACACACTGCCTAGCAAGAGGAGGAGCCCAATCAACGACCAATGTAGGGACTGCGTCGTATGCTGGCGGCAATGGTGGCGCTGACAATGGCGGTGGCGGCGGAGCAGGTGGATATAGCGGGGCTGGAGGAAACGGAGGATGGATTACAAATAATGGAGCATCCGGCACTGGTGGAGCTTCGGGTGGCGGCGGCGGAGGTGGGTATGTTGGCACCAGTTCTTCCCCTCCCGATTCAGAAACTTGGCTTAGAGTTGCACAGGCAGCAGGCTCGGGTGGGGGCGGCACTGGCATCCTTGGCACCGGATCAAATGGTGCTGGCGGTCTTGCTGGTTCGTCTTATTCCTCAACCTATGATGTAGGTGCAAGTAGTGGGTATGGCGGTGGCGCCGGTTCAGGCGGCTCCGCTGGGGAGAGCGGCGGGAATAGCGCTGTAGCTCATACTGGGTATTCCGGCACTACTTCTGCTGGTCCGGGCGGCACAGGAGGAGCATACGGCGGCGGAGGTGGCGGGGGAGGGTACGCCGTATTGTATAAATACGATTTGGAGATAAATGACTGGGTGCTTTATACAATCTCTATTGGCGCACAAGGACTTGGTGCCGTTGGAGCCGTCCGTATCATCTGGGGCGCTGGTCGTAGCTATCCGTCAAACGCCGCAAACGTTTAACTAAGAGAAAAAGAGAACAACATGGGACTCACCATTTCTGATAGCGACTTGCTCGTCATTCAGGTACAAGACGGCAAGCCCGTTAACCACCCGCTGACGTATAGCAACTTTCGTATGTTGTTCCCGCAGACCAGCTTCCCCGATATGCCTGACAATTCGTTCTTGGTGGACTTCGGCTACGCGGTGTTCAAGTATGTTGAGCAGCCTGCGCCAGTCCAGTTTGAGAACACGAACGAGGGGCCGATTGTGTGGGTCGTAGCAAAGGATGCGTACAGCAATACGTGGATCAACACGCCGTTTACGCCAGCCGAGATGGAAGCGGCAAAGCAGAATGCGTTAGCTGGCCTACGCCGTACCCGTGACACGAAGCTGCAAGCCTGCGATTACACGCAGTTGCCCGACGTGCCGCTGACGGACGAGAAGCGAGCCGAGTGGGTGACCTACCGCCAGCAGTTGCGGGATTACATGGACACGGTGGTTGACCCGTTTAATCCGCCAGCGTGGCCCATCCCGCCAGCGAAGTAACCCATGGCCGTCACCCTGCCCCTGCACACAATTAAGACGTTCACGGCCCCTGTCAACATTGGCACGGGCCTGATTGACGCGAACACGGTGCGGACGAACGACAACCTTGCGGGTGCGGCCTTTAACGCGCATGACGCGGATACGTCGATCCATGTGCAGTCGGGCACACAGGCCCAGCGACCGGCTACGGCAACCGAGGGCAGCGTGTGGGTGTCTACGGATACCAGTATTGCCTACATCTACACGAGTAGTGCGTGGGCGCAGATCAGCGGGTGGTTCCAGAACTACCACGGGGCGTTTTCCGACACGACCGACCAGACCGCTGGTGCAGTCAACACGCAACAGCTTGTCACGCTGAACACCACGGACATCAGCAACGGCGTGACGCTGGTCAGTGGATCTCAGGTAAAGGTTGCCAACGCTGGGACGTACAATGCCCAGTTCAGCATCCAGTTGGCCAACGCCGACGCGCAGGATCAAGATGTCTGGGTGTGGTTCAAGAAGAACGGCACCAACATTGCCAACTCTGGTGGGCGTGTGACGGTTGTGAGTAAGCACGGGTCTGTCGATGGGCACCTTATTGCGATTTGGAACATCTTTATCACGTTGGCGGCCAACGACTATCTCCAGTTGTACTGGGAGACGACAGACACCGACTGCCGTATCGAACAGGTTCCCGCAGCGAACAACCACGCCGCCGCGCCGTCTGTCATCTTCACCATCAACAGGGTCTAGCGATGCCCCCGCGTAAGGTTGCGTTTTGGAAGAAGGCTGCCCCAAAGGGGGACAAGCCCACCACCCTCACCGCGAGTCAGAAGGCGCGAGCCAAGGCCCGAGCCAAGGCGGCTGGACGACCGTACCCGAATCTGGTAGACAACGCCGCCGCCTCGCGGACAGGAGACAACAAGTGACCACCCCCACCGTCCTCGACACCCGCCCTGCGGACGAGGCCATCGTGTCAATCTCCCAGCGGTTTGCTGCTAGATTTCAGCAGGAGATGGAACACGTTGCACAGGTCGCCCTTGATGCGGCCCCAGACCTCTCCCCCGAGCAGGGGTGGCGGTACGATGTCTTTGCTGGTGTGTATGTGCAGTTGGCGTTCCCGACCGTGGAACTGCCGTCCACTGAACCGGCCTCTGAGGCCACGGAGTAACGATGGCTCGTAAGCGTGGTGGAGTGGCGGGTATCTATGATCGGAACAAGAAGCTCATTAAAACGATTGCCCCGATTGCCGCAGGCTTTATCCCCGGTGTTGGCCCGCTAGTTGGCGCAGCCCTTGGCGCAGCGATGGGCGGCGACACGGAAGGCAAGGGGTACTTTAGCGGGTTTAATGCGGGTGGTGCGGTTAAGGGTGGCCTGAGTGGCTACGGTGGAGCCAAGCTGGGTCAGGCGGCAAAGGGTGGCCTTGCTAAGATGTTTACCGCCAGCCCAGTCGATAAGCTGACAGGCGCCCCAAAGCTGGGTGCCTTCACGCAGACGACAAGTGGCGCGGCCCCTGCCGTGCCCGGCGTAGGAGCCGCTGCTGGCGCTGCGCCGACTGCCGCATACACGGGCAACGTCGGCGGCTATGGCATTGGGATGCCGATTGGCAGTGCCGCCCCTGTCCCGTCGAGCGCGATGGCCGACTTGCCCGCTATGGACATGGCGAAGATGCAGCGACTCACGCAGACGACCGGAGCCAGCATCCCTGCCCCTCAAATGGGCGCGATGCCTCGTATTGCCTCGCAGGTGGCCGATAAGCCACTAGGCCGTTTTGCTCAGGCGAGCAATTTTGCCAAGGACAACAAAGACTTGATTGCGATGGCGGGCAAGGGCGTTCAGGCATTTCTTCCCGATGCAGCGGGGGACGCGGCCTACATGAACGCAGAAACGAATCGGCTGCGGCTTGAGCAAGAACAAAGTCAGGAGAAGACGGAACAGGAACGCCGTCGTCGTATTGCTGAGTTGCTGATGCCGATGTTCACGCAGATGCAGTCGCGTCCGTCCTACGGAGGATAACCATGGCCACGTTTAACACGGCGTTTGGCTCGCTGCCCGGATACAAGGAAATGATGGGCACGACCAACAGCACCGCTGGCGGCGAAGAAAAGACGCCCACGGTGTATGGTGGTCAAACGCAGACCCAGCGCAAGACCGAGCAGCCCGCACAGACCTTTGCCCAGATGCAAACGCAGGGTCGGGCACGTCCTGCGGCTCCTCCTAGCCCTACGGCGACCGCCTTTGGGCAGTACGGCGGGAGTCAGCAGGGGCAGCAGTTACGAAGCCAGTTGCAGCAGCGGTTGACCGAGTTTGGTCAGGCTCCGTCGCGGTATGATACGGAGTCGTTCAAGCAAATCCGTGGCGCACAGGCGGCGAACCTCCAGTCGGAATACAGCGGACAGCAGAAGGCGTTGAATGAAGACCTTGCCCGTCGTGGATTGTCCGCGTCGAGCATTGGCGGCGGGCGGATGGGTGACTTGGCAGGGCAGCAGGCCCGTGCCTTGTCGTCGCTGGACGCCCAGTTGTTGCAGCAAGCGGCAGACACGCAAGCACAAGACCGTGCCCAGTACATGCAGTCGGGGCAGGGCTTGGCAGAACTGGCAGGGTCGCAAGACCTTCAGCAGTTTGAGGCCAACCGTGTGGCACAGGCCGCAACGTTTGAGAACCAGTTGCGGTCGGCACAGTTTGGGCAGCAGCAGTACGAACAGGCGGGACAAGAAGCCTTCCAAGGCGCACAGTCTGAAGAGGCGGCGTCGCAAGCCGCTCGCCAGTTTGACTTGGCTGCGCTTGGACAGACGGGTGGATTGTCACTGGACTTGCAGCGGTTGCTCGGATCGCAGGAAACCGAACGGGCTGGCCTGACAGGGCAGCTTGGGACGCAGCAGACGTTGGCCGGACAGCAGCAGGCTGAACAGACGCGCCAGTTTAACATTCAGCAGGCGTTGCAGCAGCAGCTTGGCATTGGCCAGTTGGGTGTCAGTCAGGGCGAACTGACGCTGCGCCAGCAACAGTTGTCGCAAGAAGCCTCTCAGTTTGGGTTGACGCTGAACGAGCAGCAGTCGGCACGGAACCAGCAGCTTGGTATTTCAAACCAAGAGTTGGCTCTTGAACGCGACCGCGTAACAAACCAGAACGCGCAGGCTGGTAGTGTGTTGACCGCGCAGAAGGCGCAAGACCTTGCACAGAACAATCTGGAGCAGGCGCGGATCAACGAGGCCATTGCTTCTCGCGGGACGGGCGTGTCGGAGTCGGCGTTGGAGCGAACGGCGCGCCAGTCGTTGCAGACACAGCAGACATCAGAGCAAGCTAGACAGTTCAACCTTGAGCAGTCGCTGCGTAACGCCATCGCGCAGACGGAAGCCACAGGGTTTGGCTATCAGCCGCTAACGACCGGAACAGGGGTTGGCGCTCTTGGTGGGATGACCGCGACCTTGGCGCGGACGGCACAGGAAGCCGCGCAGTCACAGGCGACGCTAGACACCAACCTTCGCCGTCAACTTGGATTGAGCGAGTTGTCCGGTAAAATCTACGATGCTGGCGGCACAAGCATGGGGTCGGTGGAAACTGTCGGCTCTCGGTCGGCTACGGCGCAGGACCAGTTGGCGAAAAACCAACTCTTTCTCCAGTTGGCGCAGGCGCTTGGCGCTCTCTCTCCGACGCAGATTCAGAACATTGTCAGGACTGGCACCACAAATACTGGCGGCAACGACGACACTGGCAATCCAATTTAGCCCATAGCTCGGAGACATTTATATGGCACGACGAGGGTTTGGCGGCACCGCGCTCCGAGCAGCACTGGGCGCGGTCACAGGCGTCGCAGAAGGGTTGCAGCAACGTGATGTGGTTGCAGCCGAGAAGGAGCGGATGGCGGATGCGGCGGCACGTACCCAGATGCTTGACACCATATCGCTCTTGAACGCTGGCTACGATCCAGAGGGGTTCAGTCAGGATATGCCGGGGGCTACCCCTCGTACTCCGTTTGACACGCAGATGGTGGGCACCCGCAAGTTTACGCGGGCGATGTCTCCGCGTCAGATGAAGCACATGGAGGACGTACAGGACGAGCAGGCAAAGACCCGATCCAAGCGGCTTGATGCGTCGTTGCTGGTGCCAAAAGTGCCGACCCCTCGCGCTCTCCGCTACACCCCCGGCGAAATGGGGCAAGATGTGTATGACCCCAACACGGGAACGTCAACGTACCAGCCCTATGCCGAGGGCTTTACGCCGAAAAAGCCCGTTGGAAGAAGCTCCCCAGCGGGCGCTGGTGGCCTGAAGCCGCCAACGGCAACCGATGCGACAAAGGAAGCGCAGGGCATCAAGTTCCTGCAGGATAACGCAAAGAACCAGTCGGTAATACTGGCTATCCAAAAGGCTATCGAAGACAACCCTGCCTTGGCAGGCCGTCCCGGACTTGTTGGGTATGGGCTGATGCAGCAAGCCGAGCGGAAGACGAAGGCTGATGCGGCGGGTAAGCCCAAGACGGGTGGCCGCGCTCTCGGTGCGCCTCCGGGCATGAAGAAGCCAGCCGCTGCCGAAGAAGACGACCTTGGCGCTGCGTTTGACAACTACAAGAAGGGAGGCAGATAACATGGCGCAACCTACCCCGAAAGACTGGGCGGCAAAGAACAAGCCGCGTGAAGGAGAGACCAAGGAGCAGTACAAGGCGCGGTATGCCTACGAGACGGACGAAGGCGTTCCGGGCATGGTGGAGCAGTTTGCCCGTGGTGGCGCACTGGGTCTTTCTAAGACGGCCTCGTCAATGCTTGGTGGTATCGGCTATCTGACGGGGTCTAAAAAGCTTCGTGATTACGCGAGAGAAAAAGAAAGAATAAATACTGAGTTCTATAATCCGCAAGGAAAGATGGGCACGGCGGGTGAGCTTATCGGGCGAGGGGCTGGAGAGCTTGCTACGTCGCGGCTGGGTGGCGGGCTTGTCCTTCAGGGAGCCACAAAGCTGGCATCCAAAGCTGGCGGGATTGGCACAGCCGCCAAGGCCGTCAAGGCTGGCCTTGAAAGCAAGAGTGCCGTAGGCCGAGCGTTAGCAACGGCGGCAGTTAATGCGCCTGTAGACATCCTGCAGGGCGCTGCCCAAGACAATGGGATGCTGCTGAAGGGCCGTACAGGGGCCATGCTAGAGAACACGCTGTTCTCGGCAACGGGTGGCGCTGGCTCTGCCATGCTTGCCTCTCGCACTGCGAAGAAGGCGGCAGCATCGAAGGCGGGTGAGCGGGTAGCGGAGATGATGAACGCCCCTGCCCCGACTGGGCCGCAGAAGCTCCTTGGCGCAGGGACTCCGGGCGCGACTCCGTACACAGGTCCGTCCTCAAGTCCGCGTGGTCCAGCCATCCCGATGGGCGCTGGTGGAAGCAGAGAAGTGTACCCGTTTGCAGAGCGCGGAAAACCGTCTGCCAGAACAAATCAAGAGTACATCAGCGAGTCTACCGCAATTGTCCCATACCGTGCGCCCGAAGGGCCACTGCTTGATCGTAGAGCTTACGGTGCTGGGCAAGAGACGGGTGAAGAAGTCGCTGCGACGTTGAGCATGTTGGAGAAGATGCCCGCCCGTGATCGTGCTGAGTGGATGGCGATGAACATGCCCGGAGTCAGCGAACAAGAACTGATGCAGATGATGACGGCCCGCATCCCTGTGGGTGGCGCTCGTATCCCGCTGGCCCCAGAAGAAGCCAAGTCGTTGCGCGGTGTGCGTGGACAGCGGATGCGCCCTCGTAGAGGTGCCGCCTCCTCTGAGATGCTGTCTACGCTGGCGGGCGGTGGTGTCGGCGCATTGGCTGGTGCAGAGACAGGCGAGACTCCCGAGGAGCGGCTGGCCCGAGGGGCAGCGGGTGGGTTGGCAGGCATGTTCCTTGGGTCGCGGGCACCACGTTTTTTTGAGGGCGGGGCGACTTCTCGCGCCCCTGTAGGTGGCAGCTTCGGGAAGGAAGCGGAGGAGATTCTGCGTCAGAAGGGCGGGAAAGGCGGGGCGGGCGGGAAGAAGCCGTCCGCCGCATCGACGCCGCTGGGAGAAATAGATGGCTTCCCTGCGAACCGTGAGCCTCTCTTAGAACGGGCTGGCATTTTGCAGCCTGCTGAGAAGATGATGTTTGCAGATCGCATTGCTCAGATAGAGCCGTCTATCGCTCGCCCCCGCACCGAGAAGGAATGGCAGCAGGGCGTTCAGACGATCCTGAAGAGCAAGAACGCTGATCAGTTGGCTGACGAATTGTCTGGCATCGACCCCAAGCGGGCCACTGCTGAAGAAGCGGGGGCCATGCTCAGTCTTGTGTCTGACATGAGAAACAGGCGAGCAACGTTGGTTGATGGCTTGAAGGGTATCTCTAACCCTGACAAGATCGCGCAGGTTGCCGACGACATCGATGCGCTAGAAGAGACCTCCACGCGGCTCCTGTCTACGCTGATGAAGGCAGACACGGAAGCGGGTCGTGCGTTGCAAGCACGGGCATACGCGGCACAGAACATCTCTGACCCCACCTACTGGCATCTGAAGGCATCCCGAGAGAAGGGGATGATCATCAGCCAAGCCGAGCGGGATCAGATTGAGAAGCTGCTTGGCGAGGGCGACAACACGAAGGTGCTGCAGTACCTCGCCACGATTAAGAAGTCGTCCAAGCTGGAGCAAGCGGCACAACTTCGGAGTGCTGGGTTCTTGGCAGGTATACCGGGCCGTGCCCGAGACCTTGTCTCGACCAGCGCCAACTACGTCTCGACGGTGGTGCAGCGGTATCCCGGCGCATTGGCCGACATTGCGGCGTCAAAGTACGCAGCCAAGAAGCTTGGTGGGGTGGCCGACCAGTACCGCACCGTGGCCCTTCCGTCGAGCGAAGAGGGGAAAGCTGCATTTGGCGGGGCGCTGAAGGGTCTCCGCATGGCGGCAGAGTCTATGGGGTTTGACGCCGCCAAGAAGGGCGGGCTGGAGGAGTGGGTCAAGTTCATGCGTCAGGCCGAGATTGATCCAGAGATGGCGAAGACGCTGGATATCCCGTCGATGATCAACATTGATATGTTCTCTGCCCTTGGAGAATTGGGAGAAAAGGCCAACACGTTTGCGGACGTATACTCCAAATCGGTCATGCGGTTTTCTGGCCTGACAGACAAGATTATCAAGCAGTCTGCGTTGCAAGGGGCGCTGCAGGAGCAAGCTTCCCTTCTCGCCCTTCGGAAGGGCTATAAGGGGCAGCAAGCCAAAGACTTCGCGGCCAAGCTGATGAAGGCTCCAACGGACGACATGATGATGGACGCCAAGTTGGCGGCGGATGTTATCACGTTTACCAACGACGGGACGTTGGCAACGGGGATTGCCAATGCGATTACAGCGGCGGCAGCCTCTGCCGAAGGCATGCGCAAGGGCGGTGGCGCACTGGTTCGTGCCGCCTCTCGGTTTGTCCTGCCCTTCCGTCGCACCCCAGCAAACATCTTGAGCCGTGCCATTGAGTACACGCCGGGGGTGGGCTGGATAAAGACCGCTGTGGCAGCAAGCGACTGGACGAAGGAACTTGCCAACACGGCGCTTGAGGGCGTGGCAAAGAACCGTGCCGTCGCGCAGAGGCAGCGCAAGATGGTGGACATGCTGACCAAGAACGTCACTGGCATTGCGATGCTTGCGCTTGGCAACGAACTGTACGAGAACGGGGTGTTGACGGGAGAAGCGCCGAGCAGCCCCGCAGAGATGGAGCAGTGGCGGCTGGAAGGCAAGACGCCAGAGTCTATTCTGATCGGCAAGGAGTGGATTCCAATCTCCCGTATTTCCCCGTATGGCACTATGATGACGCTGGCGGCGTCCATGCGGCAGAGAAATAAGGACGGTGGGATTGACCTTATTGGGGCTGGGGCGACCACGGCAAGGTCTCTGCTCAACCAGCCGATGGTGACTGGACCCAAAGACATTCTTGACGCCGCCACCAATCGGTCCATGCAGGACACACAGGCGGGAAACTATCTGTCTCGGCAGGTTGGGTCGCTGGTGCCGACAGGCATTGCACAGCTTGCACGATCTGGCGGCGAGCAGTTTTTGCCACAGAACTTCGTGCAGGAAGTCACCTCTCGTATACCGGGGCTGCAGGGGAATACGCCTGTCCGCTTGAACGTGTTTGGCGAGCCTGTGCAAAAGCCGAGTGGGGTGTTTAACACGGCCATCAGTCCGTTGCCTGCATCGCAAGACCTTCGCGAGTCAGACCCGCTGATCGAAGAACTGTCGCGGGTAGGGGCAAACGTTGGGGCGTTGCAGCGAGGGAATGGTGAGACGATTGAGATGTATCAGTATCGCCAACAAGAGGCTGGCAAGTTCCTTCGGGAGGACTTAACCGCACTGTTCCAGTCGCCAGATTATCTTGAAGCAGACCCAACAGAACAGCGCAGGCTGATCAGCAAGGCCAGCAGAGACGGGCGTACAGAGTTGGGCAGGTTGCTGAAGGAATCCTATCAAATCGACACTCCCCCGGAAGAGTAGCCATGACCGCTGAAACCAGTACAGCCTTACTGATTGGTGCAGCCTCCGCTGCTGGCACGGCGGCGGTACAGTCGAGTACACTGGGCGGCGTCCCGATTGCCCTGATCTCTGGGGTGGTCGGCGTGGCGGTGTCGTGGGGGATGATGCGGGTGACGGTCAAAACCGTGGAGCGGGATGTGGCATCCATGCATCAAGACATCCGAGACATCTATATGCTGACCCGTGACATCAGTGATCGGGTCAGCAAGATGGAAGGGAGGACCGAACGTGGCTAAACCTCCAGTCAAGCGCAAGCTCAAGGACTTCTTCGCCCCCCGTGATGCGACGGAAACGGAGCGTCAGGGACAAGGCATTGGTGACATCGAAGCGATGCGTCAGATGCTGACGGTTCCTGCAGCGGCAGCAAGGACAGCGGTGCAGGATGCGGGAACGCAGCAGCGTGAAGCGTTTGGTCGGATGCTGTCTGGAGCCGCAACGCAGGATGACATGACGGATATGGCATCAGACTTCATGCTGCCAATGGCTGGCACTATTGGCAAAGTTGCCAAGAACATGGTGCCCACGTCGAGGGCGCTGGCAAAACAGGCCGCTCAAGAGGCGGAGCGAGTAGCAAACGCAGACAAATATTTCCCGATTGAAGACCTCTTTCACTCAACCACAGTGACAAAGCCGTTCCAAGCATTTGAGCCGCGAGGTGGTGGGCAATGGCATGACATCTACGGCACTCATGTTGGCACGGTAAAAGCTGCTGAAGATCGCTCCAAACAGATTTTTGGTGACGACTTTGAGCCGATCATGGATCAAGTGTGGAAGAAGGGAGGGAAGCGGGAAGAAGAAGTGGGAATGGCTGCGTCTATAATGCCGTTGCGTATGCGGATGGAGAATCCGCTGTACAACAAACAGGGCAAGCCGTTTACCGAAGAAGAGTTGCAGGATGCCGTAAAGAATTTTGGCTACGAAAGCGGGATGTTGAAACGACCAGATCAATCGAGTGCGAGTTGGATGAGCCGTGAGCAACGGCCAACGCTCTCGCAGATGCGGGATGTGCAGCAAGCATACGGCGAACAGCTTCGCGCAGCGGGGCACGACGTAATCCCGTACATCAACGAGCATGAAGACATTGGCAGCCTTAGCTATTTGGTGCTTGATCCAACCCGTCTTCGGTCTAAGTTTGCCAAGTTTGACCCCAAGAAACTCAACAGCGCCAACCTCAGCGCAGGGCTTGGGAGTTTGTTCGTCGGAGGCGCTATGGCAAAAGCTGCATCACGAGATAACCCCAATGACTAAACTTCCCCTCCCGCCTGCTGAAGTGCCCACCCAGTCGGACATGACACTGCTGGCTCCACGCTTTCGTGAAGCGGTGGGGCGGGTCATTGCCGATATGCGGGTGTGGGAATACACGCCCGTCATCTTTGAGACGTTGCGTACCAACGAACGGCAGACGTTTCTGTACGGCTTTGGTCGGGAGTGGGATGATGGGCGTGGGACGGTGACCCAGAGTGCCACGGCACATGACACTTGGCACGGCTACGGCTTGGCGGTGGACATCATCTGCGCCCGCCGCAAATGGTCCGCTGCCCCAGACTTCTGGCACGTTCTGGGAACATCTGCCCGGAGACATGGGCTGGTCTGGGGTGGCGATTGGAACGGCGACTGGTCGATCAGCGACGAGACCTTCAATGACCGCCCGCACATCCAGTGGGGTGCGATGCGGAGAAGCCCGTCGAGCAGAGCCGTGGAACTGAAGAAGAGCGGCGGGTTGGTTGCCGTGTGGAGTGCCGTCAGCGCCTTGTAGCCCTCGCGCTGCGGGCACAGCGTCGATAGATTCATGCATCAACTCTGGCGGGGGTTGGTGCTTAGGCAAAAGGGACATCTCCAGCAACGGAGGTGTCCCTTTTTGTGCGTTATGGCCTTGCCGTTTGATACGGGTGTCGCCATGTCGAGCCACTGTCTGCCCGTTCCTTCCGCTGCTTCCCCTCCTTCCCCTTGTGCATATCACGGAAGCAGTGGCCCAGCGAGGTCCAGACAATCGTGCGGCCATTCTCGACGGGTGAAACCGACTTGATGTTATCGGTGACAAGAACCCGATCCCCCCGCATGGTCTTGACCACAAACCGCATATGGGGGTCATCCCATCGACACGATACGGTGTCCCCGCTTGCCAGTCGGACACGGTAGCGGTCGTTGTGAGTTAGGTACAGTCTGGTCATGGCTGCACCTTCAGCGCGGCGTCGAGGGCGGCGCGCACCTGTTGTCGTGCTACTCCGTCCGTATTAAACGCGGTGGAGCCAAAATAAAACGCCGACAGCGCCCGCTCCACCATCGCGTCATCCACCTTCCGTAGCGCATCGCGTTCGGCGCGGAGGGCGTGAATCTCAACGATCATCGCGTCTTTTGGGTGCAGAGTTTTTGCAAACTCGTCGGAGATGAGCGCGAAATCCGCTGCGCTGATTGAACGAAGTCTCCTTTCTGTCGGTGCCTCTTCAGTCTTTGCTGTTTCTTTGTTGCTCATGGCTTCTTCTAAATGCGCTTGATACGATTTCATGGCTTTCCTTTTGCTGCCTTACGGACAGCGGCGTTGAAGTGTTTGATGATCGCCTGTTCGCACTCAGCGGCGTACTCGGCTTCGGCTTTCAGAGCGACGGCCACGGCTTCCTTGATGCAGCGGTCAAGTTTTCCCTCCTGTCGCAGCGCCCCTTCGCGCTTGGCGTGTTGGTGCAGCGCCCGTGCCGCACTCGCTACGTCTTGTCGGATCGTGTTGATAGTCCGAGGGGACTTCTTCAGCGTGTCAAATGTTATGTCCATGTCTATGCAGCGGCTTCTGCGGCTAAGAGGGTGGCAACGGCTACGCGGAGTTCATCTTCCCACTCCTTTACTATCTTCTTCATGTACTTCTCTGCCATATCCTTTGGGTAAGAGTTGTACATATTCAGCGATTCGACGAACGCGACGGCACGATCTAACACCAACTGCTCGGCCTCCTGCACTTTGCTTTCGTCGCGGGGCATTTCCTTGTCCGTCATCGGAGTTTCTGCATGATTTGGTACGCCACTTCTTCGATAGCAAACACGGCATGAACCAGCCCGATCATCGCAAGGCACCCCAGCGGCCAGAGGTACGGGGTAGGGATAGTCATGCCTCCTCCTGCGGGTGCAGGATTTTGCTGATGGCATCAACTAGCCGTTCGACGCCCTTTGACCGCTCGTACCCACTGATAAACTTGATTACCCACTGCTTGTGCAGGGTGTCAATCGCGGCGAGTTGTTCGCGCAGCCGTATCACTTCGTCGGCCATGCCCTCTCCCAACTCAGCCCGTAGTCGCCGCACCTCAGCGATCAACGCTGGCACATCGACACGGGCAGCGGCAATGAACGCCCCGTCTGCGTCCATCTGGCACTCCGCGACCTCCATGCCCATGCCATACACCGACACCGCTGATAACGACGCCGTTGGCACGTGAGTGCCATCCACCCCCAACACCAAGCCCGGCTCCGAGATCCACGGCTCTCGCGTAGCGGCGTTTGCCCTGCTCTCTATCGCCGCCAACTCTTGCTCGGTCATCACTCTTCGCCCCCTTTCGCGTCGGTGGTGCGGATAAAGCGGGCGGCGTCGGCTAGCTGTGTCAGCGCCTCGTATGCCGGTCGCGTGCCGCAGTTGCACACTTTCTGCGGCGTGAAGTAGATGCAGCCGCTCACATGGTGGATGTTGGCAAGAATGTGCGGGACTGCCGACTGAACTGCCTCGCGCAGCGCATCAAACTCCCGTTGCAGCGCCACCAGTTCACGGTTGGCATCAAAGCGAAAGTCGAGCTGGCGCGTCGCATCCTGCACCGCCGCGTCGCGCTCGCGGGTGAGGGTTTCGATGTGGTCAAGCATATCCGCCTCGTTGTGCCAGATCGTGGTTGCGGTCCACACTCCGTTCTTGCGCGTGTACACCGTGTCATCAATCGTCACACTCACATCCTTCGCGTCCGTCATGCCTCCTCCTCTTCGTCTGCCCCGAACTCGGGCAGCGGGTCTAGCTGCTCCCCCGTGTCGCGGTCTTCTAGTGCTTGCGCCTTCGCGTGACGTTTGACAGCGGCATCATACGCCCGCTCGTAGTCTAGCCCGTCGTCTTCGGTGCGGATGTCCCAGTCATCGTAACTCATGGCGCTTTATCCTCCTCTGGTGTGGGCCAGTGCAGTCGAAGCAACTCGTCTGCAAGCTCTGCAATTCTCTTTCTTTGCCCCTCTTCAGCTGCCCTCATCCTCCCCGCAAACGTTGCTACTCCTGCCGCCCGATCCAGCACTTCGTTGCGGGAACGGATCGCTTTGTCTCGCTGATCCATTAGTTCATGGATGCAGTCACGCAAATCAACGTGCGCTCCGTCCACGCTAGTTCTAACCCCGTCCCACCCTCCGCATACCTCGCACTGATCTTCTCCCCTCATCGCCCCATCTCCTCATCCCGCTCTGCGCCGACGCTTCGGGCCTTTGTGTCCCAGTACACGCCCCGCGCTATCGCTACTACGGCAATCACAACCATCCCCCAGAACGTCCACGTCATCGAGCCTCCAGATTGTAATGATGGCACCCGCCGTCTTTCCTTTCTCCGCAGGTTGAAACGCCCACCGCTCATCCCGCACTTGTCGATCATCCACCCACACCCCGCCGACATCCGTGATCCCGTCCTTCAGGTTCTTAGAGAAGTTCAAGTCACGGCGGCGGCGGTCAGGCTCTCGGACCAGAACGTACAACCCCAAGTCAACGTCAACAAGAGGCCAGCCACAAATTTTTGCAGATTTCTTGGCAAGGGTGCCGATCACCAGCTTGGCTTCACGGTACTGATCGGACAGGATGTAGCGGTACTTGAACTTGCGGTTGTCGCTACAGAGGGCGGTCCACGGGACGGTAAATGTTAGGATCAATTCCGCTCCTTCCACTTGGGGATCATCGGACCATGCTTTTCTTCCTGCTCCTTGATACTCGGTGTCCGCTGCGTCAACCGTAGGGTGCGGAAGTCCCACTGCACGGGGATGTCACATGACCCACCCACGCGGTTCTTATCCACGATCAACCATGTGTCTGCAAGGTTCCCGCTGCGGGTGAAGCGGGAGTGATCGAACAGCAAGACTTGGTGTGAGTCATTCTCAATGGCGCTGCCACCCATCAAGCCCTGACTGATTGGCCGCTCTGCTCTGTTGGCGCTGGTCTGTCGGTTGAACTGCGAGAGCGTCACCATGCGGACGTTAAGCGTCTGTGCCAACTCCCTCAACTCATGCGAGACGTGTTCGATGCGGTCGTGGATGTTGTTCATGTTCGACACGCTGGCGAGTTGGATGTAGTCCATGATGAAATACTTGGACCCACTCACCTCGGCGTGATGCTTAATGCAGGCCGACACATCAGACATCTTTGACAGCGGACGACGGTTGACGAGCACATGACCGCCCGTGCGTTCGCGGGTTTCGTTGAGCATCCGTGCCGCTCGGGTGTACACCGCTTGATCGAACATCGGCCCCTGCTCTAGCAGCGTCACACTCTCGTTGCTGACAACCGACAGCAGCCGTGTTGCCAACTCACTTCGGCCCATCTCCAAGCTGACAAACGTCACCGTCTCGCCGTGTTCGATGGCACGGGCGGCAAGGTTGATCCCGATCAGACTCTTACCCGTGCCCGTGTTGGCACCAACCGTAATCAGCCAACTCTTTGCCAGCCCCACCCCACCACCGCTAGACCCGCACACACGGTTCCACGCCTCCAGCGGCGTTGGCACGGCATCCACCGGAGCCAACTTCTCCGTCAGCATCTGATCCAGCGTGTCGCCCGTGATCGAATCAAAGGCGACGGCTGGCGGCTCTGCGCCGATGGGGGTGGTGGTGCTGATGATCCCCTGCCACACCGTCGCCCAGTCATCGCCATGCGCCTGCACCGACTGATGCAAATCGCACAGGTCTTTCATGGGCTGACCGTGGTGCTTCACATCGCGGAGGATACGGGCCTTGGGCAACGAGGGAGAGATGGCCGCGACCATCGTCGCTCCCCCTTCGTCAGGCTCCTGCCACACGATGACCTCACGGCCCGACAAGAGGCTGGCATACTCGGGCTTCCACTGACTCGCACCGGGCAAGCCGACCACCGTGACCCCCCGCTGCCACCCTGCATGGCAGTCACTCTCGCCCTCCACGACCAGCACAGGGCCAGCAGGGGCAGCGGCCAGTACGTCCTGCCCATACAACGGGGTGCCTTCCCCGTCACGGTCCCAGAACGTCCCTTTTCTGGTGCGGCATTTGGTTCGGATGACGCTGCCATCAGCACGACGGTACGGCATGGCGACAATCGCATCGCCAAACTTGCCTACCCGTTCGACCACCCCCGCTTTTGCCAGCCCTGCCAGCGACAGCCCTTTCCGCTCGGCGTACTCCCCCAACGTCAGCCCACTCGACGCCTTCGCGTCGTCAGGCAGGGTGACCCCCAGCACATCAGCTAGTGTCGCCAGCGGTTCGGTAAACCCACAGGCCGAGCATCCCCACGCATGATCGCCCAGCCACGCCGACGAGGTGCTGTCGTTGTGCCGTACACAGCGGAAGGCTATGGCCTTGCCTGTCTTCTTTGCATGATGCCCTCCACGGAGTAGGGCGGACTTCAACAGGCCGTGCGCGTCGAGCGAGTTCACTCAGCGTACCAGACAATCGACTGCCGCTTGATCGGCGGGATGCCGTCAATGTGGGTGAAGCTTGAGTCTTCGATCAACACGCGGTCTTGCGGGAGCAGCATCAACGCCCGATCCGCCTCTCTCTCCACGATCCACAAGTGCTTGTGCTGCTCTGGGGCCATGCTGTACCCGTCGCCCATGTGGTCGATACAGAACCAGAGGGTGCCCCTGCCTATCGCCCGCTTGTGATCGGGGCTGAGAATGGCACAGGCAAGCCCAGACAGGACTTCTGGCTGCCATGCCTCGGCACTCCACCCGAAACAGTCCCACGACACCAGTTCTGGCAGAGCAAGCGGGGCGTACTCGACCATCTCCCCCCGCAACGCATGAAGCGGGACATCCACCACCAGCGCCCCGTTTTCGAGCAGGACATGACAGCCCAGCGCACGACCCGGCGTAACACTCACGCCGACCCACATCGCAGGGATCAGCGCCGTCCGCAGCGGGTCACGCAGGACGAAGCTGGGGACGACGAAGACGTAGCGGTGGGTTGGCAAACTGACGTTATGCGACATGGGGTTCCCCTGAAAGAAGACGATCAAACTCGGCCACATCCTGCCCAGACCGTGCCCACTCCTCGCGGGTGCGGCCTTCGACCGTCTTGGCGCAGTACGATTCCCACGATCCGTCCGCATAGAAGCGGTGAAGGGTCTTGATGTACTTGGCGTCCGTCCCTTCTTTCAGGACGTAGGCGGCGTAGCCGTGTGCTGCCTTGGCGATGTCATCGCAGGACACACCCGCCATGCGAAGTTCGCGATAGGCGACCACGAAGAGCGGATACGGGCTGGGTACGTCACGCTTCGGGAAGGCGCTCCAGCAGTACGACATACACTGCGTGTCATCACCCGTTAGGGTATATCGTTCCTTTACTCGTTTGGGTGACTGCACTGACGGGGGTGGGGTGACAGTAGTGGCGGGGGTGGGTGACTCCTTGGTCACCCCATCCAGCATCACGTCGTACAGATTCGTGCGCCCAGTCCGCTCGGTCTTGCGGATGTATCCTGCCCCGATCAGTGCAGCCAGCGACCGCTGCACGGTGCGCTCAGACAGGCTGCTCTCTTTTGCCAGCGTGGCTACGCTTGCCCACACGTTACCGCCGAGGCGATTCGTATGGGTACCGATGGCGCAGAGGACACGGACGTGGACATCACTCAGGCGAGCATCGGCAACGGCGGCGGCGGGGATGATGCTTAGGTTTGGCATGGGGGAGAATGGTGTGGGTTATTTTTTCTTCCTGCTGTGACTGCCTGTCATGCCACCGTGTCCTCGGACGCGCATCCCCATCCGGTGCAGCATGGAGTGGACGGCCTGAAAGCTGACCCCCATGCGGTCGGCAACGACCCGCATAGGGAGGCCAGAGTTGTACAGCATCCTCACGATCTCGCGCTTCTCTTCGTTCGGCTTGTTCCCCGTGTGCGGGAAGTATCCAAAGCGAACCTTGCGAACTGTCGGCTCAGTCATGCTTCACCCTCTGCTTGCAGAATGCCCGCACGTCGCAGTAATGCTCACACCGTTTGTACTCGCCCCGTCGTTCCTCAACGTTGTACTCTGTCAAATCTGCGCCATCAAAATCCGCAACGTTATCACTCACTCGGGTGGCACGTTTGGCCCCATGCTTGGTCAGTGCATATTTGTTGCCGCTAAACCACCGCTCCTCGTCTGTACACGGCACCTCCTCGCCACGGCTTGCTGCTTGGTGCATATACACCCGCTCTCGGATGTACTCCTCCGTGTCCTCTAGACTCCACAGTGGGACAGGGATTGCCATGATCGCTGCTTGCGGATAGCCCATGTCCCGCTCGGCTTCGGTCTTGCGCCAGTCACGGAAGATACCAATCACTTCCAACTGGTTGATCTTGTGCCCGTTCTTATGGGCAAGCCACCGCAACACGTTCAACTGCCGGGTCCAACTATCGCTGCCGTTCTTTTTGTAGGTGGTCGTGACTTTGTAGTCAGACAGTTTGGTAAGGCCGAGGTGCATCCGGTCTACCTGACCGCTGACTTGCCAGCCGTTGACCGTGGCAAAGAGACGTTCCTCGACCACCATGCCTTCTTCCTTCAGGCCAGCCCGTTCAAGAATCGTGTGGACCGCTTGCCCCAACAGTGCCCACACCCGCTCGGAGACATCGACGGAGATGTCATCCTTGTGCTTGCCCCCCAGCACCCGAATCTGGGGGGAGTCAATGAGTTTGGTGGTGCTGATGTCCCCACCCCCGACGTAGGGGTCGTTGGCGACCGCATCCACGATAGACTGTGGAAGCCCATGCATATTGGTGATCTTGCCCATTAGCTGACGATCTGAATCTTGGGCGAGGGGACAGGGCCAGACTGGCCGTCCATGATATCGCGGGTGATCGACTGCAACAAGTCGATGATCTCCTTTGCTGTCTGCTCAGTGGTTGGGTCTGACAACATCGTGGCAAACTCTTGCGCGTTTTCGCGGTCGTCTTTCATGACGGACACAGCCAACCCAGTGAGACCCGTGAGGGTCGCGAACATTTCGGGAGACAGATTGATCGTGATGAACTTGTCCACTTAAACCTCCTGATAGGTGACGAACTGGGCGATCTCGTGTTGATTCCATCGGCGTACAAACCCCACGGCTTCGTCGTGCGTCAAGCCAGCGGGGATAGCGATAGAGGCGGTGGTGGTCACGCGCCCCTTCGCGTCGCGGGTGACGCACTCAGCGGCCATGTCGGCGGTTGACAGCGGCTCCATTACTTCTTCTCCGGTGAGGTGACACCCGCTTCGATGTACTGATCCAACTCAGACAGGCGGTAGAACACCGCCCCCCCCAGCCGCACATACGACGGCCCCCGACCCTGACTGCGCCACTTCGCCAGCGTTTGCTTTGCCATGCGGAGGTAGGCGGCAGCTTCTGCCGTGTCCAGAAGAACCGTGAGTTCGCTCATCGAGCGGCCCGGATGAACAGGGTAGCGGCAGCAGACTGCAAGGCAGCAGCGTCATACGGGACACCCGCCTCTTCGCATTTCACACCCAACGTGGCCATCGCAATGGAGAAGCACTCGCTGTACAGCACGGCCAAGGCAGCAAGATCAACCGGAGCCTTGGGTGCAGCGGGAGCCGCCACCACAGCGTCAGGCGTCGAGGCCGTGCCTTCGCCAGCACGATCCAGATTGGTGAACGTCTTGCCATCCTTCTTGACCTGACTGAACCGGATCGTCTGGCCGATCACCGTGTCGATGTCGAGCGAGAGGCGTTCCAGCCCACGCCGTGCAGGGCCGTCGTTGACGTAGACCGACGTGCCGTCCGTCCCAATGAAGCAAACCTGCGGACCAAAGTTCCCTTCGCTGGGGATAGCTGCGGAAATTTCCAGCGTACACGGGCCATTCGCGAGCTTGTGAATCATACGATCCTCGTTGTGTGTGAGTGACTGCGGAGTGAACTGCGGTGGAGCGTCAAGAATAGCTGTCGTTGACGCTCCACGCAAGTGGGGTAAAGCAATCTGCTCAGTCAGGCTTGCACATAAAACAGCAGTTCTTGTGCGCCGTAGACGGCCTTCTCCCCGCAGCTTTCGCAGGGATACCGTCGTGCGTCTGGTTCGATTCCCATATGCTCCAGCCCGCAGGCGATGCAGAAGCCCGTGTACTCGCCAGATTCAATAGCCTGCACGATGTCGTCTACGCTGATCGGGATCGTGTACTTGGTCATGCGGATACCTCCTGTCTCACAATGGTGTTCTGCTCCTTGCAGTAGGCGTTCCAGCGGTCAGCGGCTCGCGCCATCTTGGTCAGTTCGTCCGCGATGTCGTGCTTGGAGGATTCGGATTCCGAATGCTGCAGAATGTGAATAAGTGCAGGCACAAGGCTGGCCCACGTCGGGGTGATGTCGATGGTCTTCATGGTTCGCGTCCTTTGGCAGGGAGTGGTGGGGGCGACGGTGTGCCGCCCCCTCGGGGGAATCAGTCGGCCTGATTGATCGCGGACAGGAGGTTGTGCGCGGTGGTGTCGAGTCGGTCGGCCTGCGCCAGACGGCCAGCGGCAAGGTGCGTCGGCCTCCCAGAGCCATCTCGGTGTTTCATCGTGGCGCGTTTGCGGAGGTCGTTCGCGTAGTACTCGGCGGTGGCGAGGAGCCGCTCCAAATCCTCGCGTGACAGGGTGACGGTGACGGCGTCGATGGTCATGGCGATCTCGGTGTGGGTGTGAGTGTCAAGAACTACACGGGAGAATGATAACACGGGTGTCAAGGGCTAGTATCCCAGCCCCTCAGCGATGCCGAGGGCGAGCCAGAGGAGAAGCATGCACAGCAGAGCGAGCGCGGGGTGACGGTCGAGGAACGAGGGGCGGTTCATCGTCCGTCTTCCCAGAGGGCGTAGAGGATGGTGCTGGCCCGTGCGTGGATCGCATCCAACGCCCGATAGTCGTCGGCGTGTTCGTCCTGTGCGGCCTGCAGTTCGTGCGGACGGAACACATAGTCTCGGCCATGCGGATACGCTTGGAGCAAGGCTCGAGCGAGGGCTTCAGTGGCCTTCACCACCGCGTCCTGCTGCGCGATAAGTTCGGCCTTGCTGGTGCCGTTGAGGTTCACTTGGGGGAGGGTGTACTTGCTCATGTGGGTTACCCTTGGCTGGTGTTATCGCACAGGCAGCACGGGAGGTGTGCGGCACTGGTCCCGCGAGTCGAGATGCATCCGGTCGTCTTGTCCATGCTGTCGAGTGCGTCGGTGCGGCCTTCCTCGTCGGTGGCATACAGGCACTCACTGCACACCACGAAGGACGAACCCAGCGACACAGTCGGCGCGTCTAGCTCTGTCGCCTGAGCGGTGACGAGGAGCCGCGCTATGCTGTCTGGCGTGGCGTGAATGGCGTAGGTCATTCGCATGGTCACGCCTCCCCTTCGGGGCGTTCGTACTCTCGCCAGATGTACTCCTGAGCGAGGTGGCGAGAGAAGAAGCCACCCTCCTTCACCTCGCCAGTGAGGCGGTTCACGATGGCGAAGCCGCGAGAGGAGTACGGGCAGGGACGGACGACGAACGAGGAGCGGGTCATGGTCAGTTCTCCGAGGCGTTGTGAGTGTCAAGAGCTACGGGAGGAACATAACAGCGGTGTCAAGGGGAGGGCTAAAGTGCAGTGGCACAGCGGCAGATCACAGGCAGCGGGAACCCACGGAACACCAGTTCCTCCGACTCGGTCCATGCCTGTGCGGCCTCTTGCGGGGTGGCGGCTTGCACTGGGGCGACGATGTGCCCTCGGCGGTGCTTCCCTGCAGCGCGGCAGGTTGGGGCATGAACCGCACTGCGGCCCGTGGTGAGCGAGAACGTGACGTGGAAGGTCATTGGGAGCCTCAGAGGGGGTGAGTTAGCGAGAGATGGCGTAGACGTACTGGGTGCGCTGGTAGTCACGCGGCCCCTTCGCAGAGCGACGGGCGTTGCCATTCCAGCCGACGACCAGCGTCCCGCTCTTGGTGATGCCCCAGAAGCGTCCGCAGTTATTGCGGTCTGCGTCTGGCGTACCAGCACTCACCCACTGGCCGCGCTGCAGGGTGGCGACTTCTTCACGGGACATCGACCAGACGTTGACGGTGCTGCGAAAGGTGCGGGGCATGTTGGGTCTCCAGAGGGGGGTGAGAGGGAGCGGCAGAGTGCCGCCCCCAGAGGGTGAGTCAGGCTTCCAGCGTGTCCACTCTGGCTGCCAGTGTGCCCAGATTGGCAAGGATGCCTTCCAGCGTGGCGATCTGGTGACGGAGAGCATTGATCACCGTCATGGCCTCGCCTTGGTGCCCAGCGCCATTGTGAACCCCAGAGGCGATGGAGGTGGCGTCCTCCTTGGTGAAGCGAGTGCAGCGAAGGACCGACGACATGCGAGGGTTGGTAACCTTCCGACCCTCCACCGTGAAGTCGGTCGCCATGATGGTGCTTGGGCCGCCCTCGGTGAGTGATGGCGAGCGGATGACGACCACCCAACCGTGGGAGACCAGCGAGCGGAGGCTGGAGGCGAGCATGTTCTGGTGTTCGACGAGGTCGGCGCGGAAGGTGGCGGCGTAATCAGCGATGGTGTTCAGCGTGGCGGTCATGGTGTGTCTCAGCGAGAGGGAGAGGGAGCGGACTGGCGCACTTCGCCAGCGGCAAACGTGTGGCACTGGTCGCAGGTGGGGATGTCACCGAGGAAGGGATGCGGCGTGGCCCCAGTGGCGGGGCGAGGGCAGCGAGTGAACCACTCGCAGGGAGAGGGCGTAGGCTTGGTCATGGTGTGTCTCGGAGAGAGAGGGAGCAGCGGGTACAGCGCCCCAGAGTGAGGCGCTGCAGAGAGTCAAGATTAGACAGCGATCACGAAGCCCGAGGTGTCACCCTTAGCGTCACCCTTGGCCCGAAGCCCGAGGACGTAGCCCTTGGCAGAGCGAGGGTCGAGGAAGCGGAAATCGTGAACGTCAGCGTCGAGAACGATGTGACCGTTCCACTCGGTGGGCAGAGCGCGGCCCTTCTTGGTGGCAAACACTGCCGCCACGTTGCCGCCAGCCTTCAGCACGGCCATAGCGGTGAGCTTGGAAGCCAACGTCTCGGCCCGAGAGAAAATCAGCGTGTAGTTCGCAGGGAGACGGCCAGCAAGGAAATCGTTCATCCGCTTCGCCACTTTCGTGTAATCCCAAAACCGCACTTCGGGAAACGCTTCGAACATGCTGGAAAACATGCGGCCATTCCGAGGGCAGGGAATGCCGAGCCAGTCCAGATCGCTGGTGCCGTTCGGTCGGAAGGCGGGGATGCCGTCCACCTTGGCAGCGTCCCGAACCAGCTTTTCGATGTCCTCCGAGAGGAGGGCCATGAACAGCGCCTGATTCTCGAAGAGCATCAGAGTGCGGCGAAGGCGGCAAACTTGGCAAGCGTTGGTCTTCGTGATCGTCGTGCCGTCTCTGACGACACCCATGCCGCCATGCCCAGCGAAGGCCAGACAGCCAGCGGTGCAACCCTTGGTCCGAGACCCGCAGACTTCGTACCCTGAAAAGTTGGCTGGTGAGAGGTAAATCAGTGCGGCGACAATGGGCCGCCCACCCTCTTCGGCGGGCTTGGCAAGCTTCGGAGAAGACTGTGCCCATGTCACCAAGTTCGTGAATGACTTGCCGAAGATGGCACGGGCTGCAGTGAGGTCGATACGGCGAGCGGTGCGGCGTTGTGACTTGGTCATCATGGCGGGGATTCTCGGTAGAGTGAGTCGTACAGTGAGCGGTACAGTGAGCGATACAGCGAAGGCTGCAGAGTGAGCGATACAGGAAACGTCAGTTGTCAAAGAGCCGACAGCGCCATGCGCTGGGTAGAATCCGTCGTGCTTCCGAGTGGCGGCGACTTCACGTCGTGCGCTTCGTTGCATCGTTCCGGCCTACCCAATCAATATCGCTTGATGGCTTTGCCGTGTCAAGTGCTGCCCAGAGATTGATCTGGTTTCCCTCTGTCAGTCTCTGTGGCGAGAGGCTGGCGAACGGGGATCGGGTTGGGATGCGGGGTGGGATGTGCGCTGCAGGGTGGTCACTGTCGGCCCGCCCATGCGCGTTCCAAGTAGAGGGCGCAGACAGCTTGACACTCTGCCGCTGCAGCAAGTGACAGCGCCACTCGCCGCGAGTGGCAGAGTGGCAGCGTGACGGCGGCAGCGTGTCGGCTCAGAGTGAGCGGCAGAGGGCGGCGTAGAGGGAGAGAACGGGCGCGGGGAGGGGGGGAGGGGGGGGTATCCCCCCGGCGGAGCGAGCGGTACATGCGACCACCACCACACGGTCAGATCACCCTTGTACTCCTTGTCAAGAACACGGAGCAGACGTATCTTGTGGGCGATGGGACGAGATCACGCGAGATCACGCGAGATCAAAAAAACAACGGAGGCGATGCGTGTCAAAGACAGCGATAGCGAGTGGGGCAGACCGACAGCGGCGGGAAGAAATCGTGGAAGCCGTGCTGAGTGGGATGGCGGATGGCAAAACGCTGCAGGAAACGATCAAGGAAGTGGCACGGGCACGGGGAGAAGTGATTCGGCCCGGATCGGTACGGATGTGGATTACGCTGGATGAAGCGTGGTATCTGCGCTATCAAAAAACAAAAGCCCTATTAGGGCAGGCATTGGCAGAGGAAGCCATTGTGGTGGCACGGGAAAGCACGTCGAGTACGACAGCGATGGATCGGGTGCTGATTGATACGTTGAAGTGGGCAGCATCAAAGGCCAACCCACTGGAGTATGGGGAGAAGCAGACCGTAGAGCATCAGGGCACACAAACGCTACAGGTGAAGGTTGTGGAAGATGATGCGCCAGTACGGAATGAGAAGGCGCTGAAGAATGTGATGGTAGCGGCGACCGTCACGTCTACCTTAGCGGTGGGAGCAGGGGTAGCAGGGGGTGACTGGAGTGACGGGGGTAGTAGGTAGGGGGGTGACTACGCAGTCACCCTAACGAGTAACAGCAACAGCTCTTTTATTAGTAACAGAGAAACAGAGTAACTGAGTAACTGAGTAACTAAGGAACTAGTACACTAGGTAACTAGAGAGACTATGGCATCGGTTCGTGGAAAGCATAGACATGGCGCTTCATCCGCTGGGGAGGTGGAAGTCCGCCTCCACAGACGGCATCCGGGGCAGGTGGCTATTGCCACACACCCTGCCAGATTCCGGGTGGTGATGTGTGGACGGCGGTGGGGGAAGTCGGCCTGTGGCATCCGAGAAGCCAGCGATGTAGCAATTGCAGGACAGCCTGTGGGGTGGTTTGCGCCGTCCTATAAGCTGGCGCTAGAAGCGTGGCGGGAGCTGGTAGACCGTCTGGCCCCTATCACGGCCCGCATGAACGAGCAGGATAAGCGGCTAGAATTGGTGACGGGCGGGATTATTGAGGTGTGGACGCTGGACACCCCCGATCCGGCCCGAGGTCGTAAATATGCGCTGGTGGTGATCGACGAGGCGGGTATTACGCGGGATTTGCTGGAAGTCTGGCAGTCTGCGATCCGCCCCACACTGGTTGACCTGAAGGGTCGGGCGCTAATCTTGGGCACCCCAAAGGGCCGGAGACATGGGTTTGTCGTGTTATTCAACCGTGGGTTAGGCGAAGACCCCGATTGGGCATCCTTCCGTGCCTCAACGCTAGAAAACCCGTACATCCCCGCCGAAGAGGTGGAAGCCGCCCGTCGAGAGCTGCCGCCCGAAGTGTTTGCCCAAGAATTTGAAGGCATCCCGACCGACGATGGCGCAAATCCCTTTGGCTTGGAAGCCATCCGTGCCAGCCTTGGCCCGCTCTCGGACCAGCCCGTCGTGGTCTACGGCGTCGATTTGGCCCGAAGCATGGACTTCACCGTGCTGGTGGGGTTTGACGCCTACCGCAGAGTGGCCTTTCTGGACCGCTGGCAGGCTCCGTGGGCCACGACAAAGGCACGGATAAGGGGTAGGGTAGGGGACACGCCCGTTGTGGCGGACGCGACGGGGGTTGGCGATGCGATTGTGGCCGATCTGCAAGTCATGGGGGTCAACGTTACGCCCCATGTGTTTACGCAGTCCTCCAAGCTCCGCCTCATGCAACGCATGGTGGCCGCGTTTCAAGGCAAAGAACTCACCCTGCCCGATTCAGAAGACGCCCGATGGCTGACCTCCGAGATGGAAGCCTTTGAGTTTACCTACACGGCGACAGGCGTCCGATACGAAGCCCCGTCTGGGTTCCACGATGACGGTGTGATGGCGGTGGCGCTGG